TCAACAGTTTCTTTAACTTCTTTTTTTGTAGAAACATCTACTTTTTTCTTTAAATTTTTATTAATTTTTTCTACAGACATAGAATAACTTGTACCAGGAACAATTTTAGATAAATCTAATTTGTCCAAAATCTTTTTCGCCTCGTCTGCTGGTATATTTCCATTTTCATAAGAAGAAGTAGCATCATAGATATTTTTACAGTTAGAAGAACAGAAAGTGAAATACCAAGTAGGTTTATCTTTGTCTTCTCTACAGTGTGGACAATATTTATATGGCTGTCTACATACTGCACAGATTTTTTCTCTTTTCATATAGTCCTCCTTTTAAATTAAAAACGGGTGGTATTAAAACCACCCATTTTTTGAGTAAAAATTAAGCTTCTTCATCTTCATCAATAAAGTAAACTTCGAAAAGAACTTTATCTGATGAGCAAGTATCTGCAAGAATAGCACCCTTATAATCCATTGTCTGTGAATCTCCACCCTGTAATGAAAGTGTTAATTCTGGACTTGGAATAAATGATGGAATTCTGATAATAACAGGCTTGAAGTTTTCTTTATCACATGGATCTACAGCAAGAGCCTTAAAGAATAATTCATGAGCCTTTGGATACTTATCTGCTGAGTTAACAATCTTAGTACCTGAAGCAACTTCTTTTGTATACTTAACAATAAATTCAACTTCATCATCAGCTATTGGTGGAATAAGTTCATCTTTTGCTGGTGCTTTGTTTTCAGGTGGTGTATTTACAGCGTCTGTATGCTTAATTACAAATTCTTTAGCCGTTGCAGCATCTCCTGTAGCAAGAGTATAAGTTTCACCCATTGCTCCATTATAAAGAGCACTAACTGATACACTGTCTTTCACATAGCCTGTAATATCAAGCTTTTCACCTGCCTTTATTGTAGTAATGTAAGGCATCTTGATTTTGTTGTCTGCTGTTGCAATTTCGGCATCTGTAGCAGAAAGTGTTTCGATAACTGCTAAGTTAACAAAATTATTAGTTCCATTAACTTCGGCTGTCTTACCATTGTATTTTCTGTATACAAGATTTCCGTCCTTATCTTTAATGTCTGATGAATCAGCAGTTACTTCAATACTCATTTCTGATAACTGAGTTAAAGCGTAAAGTGGTACACCATTTTTTGTTGCACCGTAACCAAACTGAAGTCTGTCTATAATTACGTCTCCTAATTTAAAAGCCATAATAGTTCCTCCTTAAATAATTTTTTGTATTAAAAAAGAGCAGTTATAAAACTGCTCGGTTAATCATCAATCTGACGCATAAAGTCAAATTGTTTTTTGTCGATTTTACTAACATCGCAAAAGCCAGAATAACTTCCTTGTGTTAAAGCAATGCTAGATTCATATATTTGAATTCTTTTGACTGAATCCATAAATTGATATATTCCTACATCTTTTAATTCTTCTAATTTATATTTAAAACCTGGATGATTTACTAAAGTTGAAACTAATGGCAAAAGTGCAGAAGTATGTTTTAAATTCTGCTGTTTTGCAATAGCTGAATTCATTTTGTCTTCATCAATCATCCATTTCTTAGCGGTTTTGTTTTTTGGCTTTTCGACCTTTGGGTGCATATTTAACACCTCACGAATGTATTCGGCAATCTCCATAAAATCATCTTCATATAAAAGAATGTCTTCCTTTGGAGAATATAATACAAATTCATATTCTTCCTGTTCAGGAGTTCGTTTTACTTGTCTTAACTGAAAATCAAAGATGTCTACATTTTTAAAAACTAAGTTTAGTGGTTCTTGATTATTAACAACCGTCTGAATCAATAAACTAAAAATTTCAATATCGCTAAACTCAGTCCAGTCCTTGCCTAAGTCCCACAACATAACTCTGATAGAAGTAGAGTTATATAAGAATGGAGCAAGTCCTGCGTAAAAAGTATCTTCACCAATTCGGAGAATATCTCCCATTTTTGGCATAGATATTTTAATGCCTTTAACTTCGTAATCTTCGCCAAAATACATTCTGAGTTTGTCAAAATTGTATTCCTTTTTGTCTGACGACTTTTTTGTGCTGTCTTTTATAACTTCGGATTGAAGTTTGTCCAACATATTTAAACTATCCATTAACAATCACCTACTTTCTAAACTGATAATTATTAAAGGAAGTCTTACCGCCATACGGAGTATTAACAATTCCATTTGTATCGACCATTTGGAAAACAAGAGTATGGACTAGATAATTATTGTCCACAATAGATTCTTTAGAAGAAATAAGATGTGTCTGCAAGCCAAAGATATTTGACCAATTGAATCGCTCCCTTATAATGGAAGCAATAAGATCATGTCTTGGAATGCCTGTGAGTTCGTCCGTGCGGTTACTACCGTGAACGAATATAGTAAAAGTTATCTGAGTATATTTGAGAGAGTCTTGATATCTTGGAAGTTCATCGAACATTACCTGATAGCAAACGAAGTTCTTAACTTCTGTCTGAGTTTCAGGAAAGAAAATATAAGGACGGATGTTGGAAGATTCTCCAAAATATCTGTCCCATTCACCCAACGGTTCATATTCTTTTGTCTGTTCGTTATATTCCCAATTAATGTTACCATCTTTATCAAATAACTCAGGCTCTAAGTTTTTGTTATTCAATGCATATAACAAGCATGGATTTTGAAGTAAAGCCTTTTTGATTTTCTCTTTATATTGAATACTTTCATCATCAGGAGTTTCTGTATATGCACGAAGTTTCGTAAGCAAATCTGCTTTTGAAATTAATCTTTCATCATTCATATAATTCCCTCCTAATTAGTAATCTCTAGTCTGAGTGTTTCAGGCTCAATAACTTCATCATTCTGTGTTATTTTGCAATTAATATTTAAAATTTTCTTTAGTTGTGACTTATCGTTTGTGAACTTAATTTTCTTCTGATTAAAGTCAGTTCCATCTCTCCAAGCAACTATGTCTGTCCAATCTTCACCGTCTATGTCGCAAGTCCACTCAAAAGTGGCATCTGAGTATTTAGATGTGATATCTTCGTGAGAATCGTTAAATAGATTTACTGTAAGAATCTTATAACTTCCTCCAACTTTTATATAAGGGGTTGAAGCATTGATTTTAGATGTGATTGGAGTAGGAGTGGGTGTTGGAGTAGGGGTAGGAATAGTAGGCTGAGATGGTTCAACATCTAAATCATAATAATCAGCATACATTTCACCTGTTTCAAGATTGACATAATCAGTATCTTTATTGAAAAAGTTGGTATATATAGTTAGTTTTTGTATACCGAGAGGCATAGTGTTTTCACATTTCGTCACTGTCCATACCGTAGGGTGTTCAGTTAAAGCACTAACTATAACACGCATATTTTTATCATTTTCCGATGCGTACCGAATCTTATCTGTAATAGAATTTAAAGGTAACCAAATTTTATCTTGGTTATCCGTATGTGTCATATAACGGTCTGTATATGTACCGATAGTATCAAAAATGTTACTTTATTAGGTCGTTAATCTAATAAAGATAAAATTATAAATAATTTTATTTTCTCTAGCTTTCACTAGAAGTTCAGAGCACATCAATACCATATCCATAATTAGACTTAGGTAGTTCCCGTTAACCCACTTGGGTACATGCTCGTTGGGCATTTCTTCCTATTAATAAATAAGAAGGTTAGCTGCTGATTGTCTCTATTTATCAGATTATTACACTTAACTGTACTGATAACTTAACAAGAGTTCCCAGCAATTAGAGAACTTTCGACATATTGTTTCCAATATGAAGCGCATAATATACGATTGCTGTTGTCGTAATACAGACCACATTCTACGTTTAATTCTATCTTTACCTTTTCTTTCAACCCACATAAGTTCGTAATTGACAGGCAATATTAAAAACTTAGGAAACTGATTTGCGGGCTCGTCTCGACAAATAAGCCATTTGTGATAAACCCCACGATCATCAGGTAAATCACAAAATAACCCTATCGGGAATTGAGCATTATAGCGTTGTCTAAAATTTTCCTCGTAATAATAAAGCTCGTCATTTTCCTTAAAATAAAAAGGCTGACTTGGTTTAAACTGTAAGTAATATTCAACTTGATCTTTATCCATTGACTGATAAGATTTAACAATAAATTTTACATCTACTTTTGTTTTATTGGTGTTTTCATAAGTCATTCCGTCTTTCAAAGTTCGAAGATTCCCAAACTTGTCTGTAAAGAAGTCATCATGCCAATAATCATAAATATACCCGACTTTTGTTTGGGGATCGCCGTCCCAGGTAAGTTCCATAAGCATATCGGAATCACTCTTTAACTTTTCTCCAAGAGTAGGATAATTCTTACCGGTAGAACAAGTATCAATTTTCATTTTGCGTCTATAAAAATCGTATGTTGACATTACTTATCACCAACTTTCATACGCTGCAACATTGCCCCTGCATCAAATACAAGTTTTTTATATTTATAAAAATCAAACTCGTCTGATTGTAAAATAGACAACGCACATTCAAGACTGTTTATGATTTCTACAAAATCCTTTGGATAAAGTAGAAGTTCATTACAACTAGAAATTTCAAATAAAAGATTTTTGTGATATTTAACAACATCTATGTCGTCAAAATCATCCTTGGTATCTTTGTCTGTATATAGAACTAACCAAAATATTTTTTTTCTTAATTTTTTCTTATAATAATCAATCTGTGATTTCTTAAACTTTCCATATTTGTGTGGAATTAATTTATCCATTAGTCCCACCATACTCACTGAAATAATAAGAATGACGTGACAAGTCACGTTCCCATTCACGCTCTAATTGAGTGAGCCTTTCTATATTTTTAGAGTAATTATCTATAAGTTTTTTTTCTTCTTTTCCACCAATCATTGTTGCAAGATTTTTTGTATTTTCTAACTTAGATGGAAAATAATTAATGATGATACCTTTTGCCAAAATAGTCTTAACAAAATTCTTATCAAACTCATCATCAACACTATTATTTAATGTAAAAGTTAATGTCATAATTTCATCATCTAAAGAATAAGAACTAAACTTCTTACGTAATAACGGAAGAGAAGAAGTAGTTTGCAACCATTCTCGAAGAATGTTATAAAAGTCATCTTCTGTATACGTTGCAAGCTCTAAGTCATTAATCATTGTTAATGCTTTTTTATATATTGACTCGTAACTAAGAGAAGGCATTTAAGTACCTCCTTATAAGAAATCTTTAATACAAGTACCCAATATTTTATCTATTAAGATAATCTTATTAACTGATGGATAATTTTCAGCTCTAATCATTGCCATAGCAGTAGTTTCAATAACACTACTTAGCCAGTGAGGTGCGTTCTTTAATAAGTCTTCAAATTCATCATCCGGTAAATCAAAATATTCTTCTGGGTATTCAATACCATCAAAATATTTGTAAACACCAGCCAATTCACGTTTCCACTGTTCACGTAAATCCTCATCCATAATTAAGATATTAGGTTTTGTAATATATTCAGTTCTACGAAGAGCCTGTAAATCTCTATATTTTAAATACTCAACATCTCCAAAATATTCCCAATGATAAACAGTATTTTTATCAACTCCGACAGCCGTCAACTTCCAAGGTGTAACACTCTTACAGGGAATTTCATCGTCAGGTTTAAATACTTTCTTTATTTTTGGTTCGGGTACAGGAACTGAATTATTAGTAGTTTCTAGTTTTGAATCATCGTTTGATTCATTTTTATTCTCTTTTGTAATATTAGGAATTTCCTTTCTAGCAAGATCAATCATTTCATCAGTTGCTTTCTGCATATGACTAGACACAGAAAAATCATGCTGTCTAAAGAAAGTGATTAATTCCTTTGGAGTAATCTGTAACTCCTTTGCTAATTCATAAATTTTCATCCTTTTTTCTCCTTATTAAAATAGGAGAGCGCAATACACACTCTCCATATCCATAAATCATATTCAGAATTATTTAATCTTAATTTCACCAAATAATTCGTTGATAACAACACCGATACCTTCCTGATATACAAGTTCAGCATCAACTGTCATATCTTTCTTCAATCCATCCATACCAGTTTCGTAATAAGCTACGTCACCTTCATTTACTCTCTTGATTGGTTTAAATTCTGGATCAATTGGAAGAATATAAATTTTCTTCTGATCGTCAGCACTGAATACATTATCTCTTGTACCAGCCTTGTTTACTCTAGCAAGAGGTAAGCAATCAAATCCTTCCCAGTTACCAAGAACACCATTCTTATTTCTTTCATCTTTCATTGAATCAGAAAATAAGTTGTAGTTAACTGTGTTCTGAAGTTTCTGGATGGCAGGTCTTGCGCCAACAAGAATTACATCCTTGCCTGTAACAGCCATAACCTTTTCAATATGGTCAATAATTGCATCCTTTGTGCTTTCTGTAACCTGTGTTTCATAAATCATATCTGTTGGAAGTGATTTATCCATTGACATAAATGCTTCGTTAAGAGCAGCATATCTATACTGTTCAATTGCTGTGTACATTTTGTCAACCATAGCTGCAAAATCAATCTTACCTGTCTGGAATAATACAAAATCAGTATAAACCTTGATTGAGTAAGCTGATGTTTCAATTGAGAAAGATTTTCCTGGCTTAACTGCCTGTCTAACAATGTCATGATGATTGTTTGCGAATCTTGATACTGTTAATAAAGAATTATCTTCTACATAAAATTCATTAGCATCTCCATCAGCAATGTTTACTTCTTCAACATATTCCATAAAACGAGCGTTTGATGTGTTGAAACCTGAGTTCATCTTATCTACGATTACATCTTCAATAAGAGTAGCGATTTCCTTATTATGGTCTCTCCAAGCCTGTCTACGCTTCATTGGTGTAGAAGCCTTAAAGTCAATACCCATAACTTTGTCAAACTGCTTTCTTAAAATTGTCTGAGTTTCTTCTTTTGAATATTTTTCATATACGTTACTTCCTGCATCCATCATTAAAGAATTGAATACAAGCATATTGTCATAATTGTTTTCAAACTGTGCTAAAGTATTTGCACTAAAACATGTAATATCTCTCATTTATCTAATCCTCCTTTCAATTATCCCTCGATATCCTTGTTCTGAAGAACCTGAATACGAACGATTGTGTAATAAGTACCTACTGAAAGGCTGTGAATCTTTCCTACAAAACCATTTGTTCCTTTAAGTGTTTCAAGTTCAGTAGCTTCTGATGCAACCCAAGCACCTTTACCATCTACAGTTACAAGATTTCCAACTTTAACCTTAACTGCTGTATCATCAGTAAACTGATATGATGCAATACCAAAGATGTCTGTATGAACAGATGGATCAGCAATCTGGTAAGTCTTAACTGGTTTTCCAGCTGGGTTTGTGAAGTTATAAGCCTGTCCCTGTTCAGTTGTAAGTGCGGTCTTAACATTTGCTGGCGCACCTGTTACAGCAATCTTGTCTGTTACCTTTGCAATACGTCCATATCTTTCTTCAAGACCATTACCTGTGTAACCGAGAACAGCTAAAGCTACACCGTTATCAACTTCAATTTCCTTATTTGCTGCGTCTTCATCACGTACAATAACATC